TCATATTGGTCTTTTAGTCTGTAACCTGCTCTGTCACTTGCGAGTTGAGAGAAGTTTACGTGACTATGTGCTTCCTCTATGTCATCAATCTTAAAAGCATAATAGTTTGCTTGATCAATAACTAAGCTGAAGTCTTCGTCATCAAGGTCTTGTGGTTGAATCATTGTACCACGAGCATATTCCTTGACTGTGATTTCTGGTTCTTTGATAATCTTAACAGTATCACCCATCGCTGCAATTTCACCAAAGTAATCAGAATTAGTAATGCTTTCTACAACAGAACTTTTTCTGAATGCTAGTTGAACCTGCTTTGAATATATTACAGGTGAGAAGTTACCATTAGGAAGATTACCATATCCAGCAGCTGTTTTAAACGCCATAGTATTTCTCCTTAATATTATACTACTTACAAATGCAAAATATTTAGTTTATGTAGGGGTCTATTTTTCAAAGGTGCAAACGTACTTGTACTTTGTAAGTTTGGGCTTTTACTTGACAGAGTAGGTCTAATATTCTTTATATTCGCTGATAGTTACTATTATGTTGCCATAAATGGGGATAACAGTAACTGTTACATATAGTTATACACACAAAATATTGTTTGTCAACTATTATCTTGCTGAACCTGATAAATCATATATAAATTTACCAGATCGAATTGCTTCCATGATTGTGTCTGCTTTCTTTTCGTATTCTTCTGCAGACATTGCCTGTACATCAGATTCTTTTATGAAGTTCTTACTATCATTACTCTGAGGTTCAGACCTTTGACTTTTTGTATTAACAGCTTTTGCAGCATCTTTACTAGGCTTTTGACCTGTTATATTTTTATCTACTTTATATAGGTCTATTGCTCTTGCAGCCGATTTAGCATCATTATCATTTTCATATAAAGCATTCTGTACCCATTTAGGTTGTTTTTCAGCCCATTCGTGAAACTCGTCTGTTTCTCTAATCTGCTCAAAATCAGGGTGCATAGATAATAATTCTGCTTCAGCTTTTTCTTTAGATGCTTCAACACGCAAGTCTTCATATTGTTTTATCTTATCTTCAATACCTTTAGACTGTTCTCTTGCTTTTTTGATTGCTATTGATTCTACAATCGCAGCCACATCAGGGTATTCTTTTGCCCAAGTTTCTAATTCTTCTTCTGTCTTGGGTAGTTTTATTTCTTTTTTAGTAGCTTCACCAAGCTGTCTTTCAAGATTTGTAATCTTATCTTCAAAAGCCTTTTGTTGTTGTTGCTGATGTTTTCTTAAATCGCCATAACGCTTTTTAAAACTACGCTCTTCAGCACTTTCAGGCTCTTTGTTATCACTAGTTTCTTCTTTAGATTCGGTTTCTTCTTTTGCTTCCTCTTTTTGATCTTGTAATAACTTTTCTAATTCTTTTTCGTCTTTCTTTATTCTTTCTTCTACATTTTTAGGTTTAGTCATAAATGCAACTTTTTTAGGTGTTGCTTCCTGTACAATAGCTTCTGCCATTTTCTTTTCTCCTTGTTGGGGTTATAGTAGCCACTAGGGGGTATAAGTAGCCAACAATGTGATCTGTTATTTAGAAGCTAGTCCACCACGCTTCATAGCTTTTTTCTTAGGTTTAGATGCTATGCCACCTTTTTTAAACATATCACCACCTGCTGTTCCTCTTCCTATTTGAGCAGATATATTACCTTGACTTCTTTGTTCTTTTAACTCTTCTCGAAACGCATCTCTTTTTTGTTGTCTTGCAGCTTCTCTGTTAGCTTCAGCTTCGTCTCTTCTTCTTTGTTCTGCTTCTGCTTCTGCTATTTGTCTAGCTAATTCAGCTTTTTTTCTGTTAGCTTCTGCTTCTAAAAATGCTTTTCTAGCTTCGGCTTCTCCTGCTGTTCCTTCATCAATAGATGATGTTCTTAGTTTAGGTTTTTCGTCTTCTTTTATTTCAACTTCACCTGAATCTCCTACGACTAATTTTCCATCTAATTGTTTTAATACAGGTGGAGAATCAGTAACTGGTCCTGTATATGCTCTATCAACAGCATCATTTATACCTTGTTCTGTAAACAAAAATCCCGGAACTTTTATTTCTTTTCCAAATATTTTAATAGTTCCTTCGCCA